TCTCGATTTGAGTGGATTGCTAACACCAGAGTTAATGCACAATTAAACGCTAAAGGTACAGAAGTTTTGTATTACACAGTTGATGGTGCAAAAGTACCTATGGTTGGTCCTGGATCTTTAATTACTTTCCAAGGTTTAATTCAAGGCGTATTACAAACAGCCGGTAGAACTATCCAATCAGCTTTAGATGTAGAAAAAGCAACAGCAGTTGCATTAGCAACACCAATGGCAACTACAGTGTTAAAAAATACAGGAGCAGATTTACCAGAAGATCATGTACAAGGATTATTAGCAACCTGGAAAGCGGCCAGAGCATCACGTAGTACTGCATATTTAACATCTACTTTATCTGTAGAAAATATTGGATTTTCACCTAAAGAAATGGCTTACGCAGATGCATCCCAGTACCTCGCGACTCAGGTGGCCAGAGCAATGAACATACCAGCTTATTACATCTCTGCTGATATGAATAATAGTATGACTTATCAAAATATTATTGACGGCCGTAAAGAGTTTGTTGCTTATTCGTTACAACCTTTCATCTGTGCGATTGAGGACAGACTCAGTATGAACGACGTCACCGCCGCTGGAAATTTTGTAAAGTTCAACATTGAGGAATCATTCCTACGTGCTGACACAATGAAGCGATTAGAAGCAATAGAGAAGATGTTGGCTTTAGGTCTAATAGACGTAGAGCAAGCTAAAGAAATGGAAGACATGTCACCTAACGGAAATGAGAGTTACGATGTTTCTTGAGTTTAGTAGTTCAATCGAAAGCTCTGATACGGAGCGTAGAGTTATTGCTGGCAAAATTGTGCCATACGAAAAAGTAGGGTTCACATCAGCCGGACCAGTTGTATTCGCTAAAGATTCCATCGATATTGGCGATCCTGGAAAGATTAAGATGCTTATGCAACATAAAAACGATAAGCCTATTGGCCGCATGCAAAAGTTTAATAAAGCAGAAGATGGCATCTATGCATCATTTAAGATCAGTGCATCAATGCAAGGATCTGATGCGCTAATTCTTGCCGGTGAGCAGTTAATTGACGGCCTATCTGTAGGCGTTGAAGTTACCGGATCAAAGCAAATGAAAGATTATTTATATGTAACTAAGGCAAGCCTAAAAGAAGTAAGTCTTGTCGAGACACCAGCATTTGCAGAAGCGAATGTAACTAAAGTTGCTGCAAGCGAAAGCGAAGCAGATGCAACACCAACTACTACGGAAAGTGAGGCTATCTTGGATACAACTCCAGAGCCAACTGTTACACCGGCAGAGGTTGCTCCAGTAGAAGCCGCACGTCCAACGATTAGTGCTGCTATCTATGCTGAGCCACGTACGCCAATTAATTCACAAGCTAAATACTTACAGTATTCAGTTAAAGCACAATTAGGAGATCACGAAGCATCTCTTTGGGTACGCGGAGAAGATGCAAAGTCACAGAAGATCACAGCTGCTGACGATTCATTTACAACCAACCCAGCGTTTTCACCAGTATCTTATGCAACAACTGTTGTTGATACTCTTATCGGATCACGCCCAACAATCGAGGCATGTGGTGGAGCTAAAGTAATTCCGTCTTCTGGAATGACAATCTCACATCCAAAAATTACTACTTCAGGTACTGTTGCAGAGACCGCAGAAGGTGCTGGTCCATCTGAGACTGGTATCGTATCTGCATACGTAAATGCAACTGTTAAGAAGTACGCTGGACTACAACGCTACTCAGTAGAACTACTAGAGCGTTCATCTGACAATCCTGCATTCTTCCAGGCAATGCTTGACAACATGACACGTGCTTACAACAAGGCAACAGATGCAGCAGTAATTGCTGAAATCGTAGCTGGTGGCACACTCGCAACATCACAAGCAACTACCTACCTTGGACTACAAGCATTCGTTGCACAAGCTGGACCAGCTGCTTATCTTGGCACTGGTGAACTAGCAACTGCATTTATTGCTGGTACTTCACAATGGTCAACACTGATTGCAGCGAAAGATACAACTGATCGCCCAATCTTTACTGCTACAAATCCTTACAACGCAGCAGGTTCATCATCACCTACTTCAATCCGTGGAAACATCCTTGGCTTGGATCTATATGTTGATTCAAACATGGTTGCAACATCTATTGATGATTCAGCATTCATTGTTGTACCATCAGCAATCGCAATTTATGAGAGCCCAGTTTTGAGACTTTCAACTAACGTGCCAACATCAGGCGAGATCGAACTGATGCTGTACGGATACTTGGCAACTAAGACACTTGTGTCTACTGGCCTACAACGCTTCAACATGACAGCGTAATAAAAGCAACACATTAAGAATCCCTAGGGTTTAGTAGCCCTAGCCCTAGGGAGCTATTAGCAGAGGAGTAGAGATGGCCGCTAGTTACGTAACCGTAGCCCAACTAAGAGCAAATCTTGGTATTGGGTCTCTCTACTCTGATGCCGATTTAGAATCAATTTGTCAAACATCTGAGGACCTTCTTAATTCTTATCTTTGGTTTAACACTGCACCAGTAGTCGGTGCAAGCATTAGTAATAACGTTGCCAGCGTACTACTTGCTAACCCTGGCATATTTGTAACTGGCCAGAGCGTGACTATTACCGCATCTGGTGCTGGTGTTTATAACGGCACTCATACAATTACCGGAGCATATCCTGGCACTACAGTACCGGCATCAATAGGTACAGCATTCTGGAGTACATACGCATTTAGTAATTATCCAAGTGGCTATTCAGTAATTCAATTTGCTAAAGTAAATGCTGATGATCCATTCCATAGAATCTTGCCTTACGGACTATGCACAGGACCTGGCTATAAAACATCTGCATACAGTGCAGTGCCAGCTGTAAATCAGGCTGCCATGATAATTGCCGTGGATATTTTCCAAGCACGTCAAGTGTCTCAGAACGGGGGCAACGGTATGGATGGCATGAGCCCTAACCGTTATGCCATGGGCTACCAGCTTATAAATAGAGTGAGAGGTCTCATCGCGCCCTACTCTAGCCCTAACACAATGGTCGGCTAATGACAGCTGCAATCACTACACTTAGATCAACACTTGCCACAAGCCTTACAAATACTGGGGTCTGGTCAACTTTCAGTTTTCCGCCCGCAACTTTAATCCCAAATAGCGTAGTCGTCACTGTAAGCGATCCGTACCTAGTACCGTCTAATAATGATTACACCACTATTGCACCGCTTGCTAACTTTAAGATAATGATTTGTGTACCTGCCCTAGATAACCAGGGTAACCTTGCCGGTATAGAAGACTTTATTGTAGCTGTGGTAAACAAACTAAACGCATCATCTTTGGTGCTAAACATATCGAGTGTCTCCGCTCCAGCTATCGCTAGTGTGGCAAGTGGAGATTTATTAACGTCAGAAATCACTGTATCAATTCTAACGAGCTGGAGTTAAAATGAGCCTAACACCTGAAGATTTAGCCTTCTTAAAGAAGATAGGCCAGATCAAAGAAGCACCAACACCTGCACCTACTAAAGAGAAAGACAAGGAGTAACAATGGCAATTTTCTTAAATAACACCGCATCGGTAACATTTAACAGCGTTGATCTATCAGCGTATGTTACATCCGTTACCATCAATCAATCATTTGATGAACTAGAAGTAACTGCTATGGGCGATACTGCTCATAAGTTTGCTAAGGGATTAGAAGCAAGCACTATTACTTTAGACTTCTTAAATGATAACGCTGCAGCTACAGTAATTCCAACGTTGCGTGCTGCCTATGGTACAACTGTACCTTTGGTAATTAAGCAAGCATCTGGCGCAGTATCAGCGACAAATCCATCATATTCAACTACTGTATTGGTTAATAACCTACAGAACGTAAATGGTGCTGTTGGCGATATTTCATCACAAAGCATCACATTTACCTGCAACAGCGTAATTACTGTAGCAGTAGCATAAGGAGAAATAATGGCAAAGCTAAAGATAACAAGGGCTAACGGAGAAGTATCTGAACACAAGATTACTCCGGGTGTCGAGTACGCTTTCGAGTTAAAGTGGTCTAACGGTATTAGCAAAATGCTACGTGAGCATGAGCAACAAACCCATATATTTTGGCTTGCTTGGGAGTGCTTACGTAGAGCTAATATCACAGTGCCTATCTTTGGCACAGAGTTTATAGACACTCTAGACACTGTTGAGGTATTAGAAGACGAAAAAAAATAGTACAGCGCGATTCCATAACCTACGCTATTGCAAGTCTTAGCGTTGAGACCGGGATTGCGCCGCAGTATTTTATAGATATGGATCCAGAAATGCTTAAGGCAATAATCCAGGTCTTGCAAGATAGAGCTAAGGAGATTAAAAATGCCAGTAGTCGTAACAGGCGTTAAGCAACTCCAAAAGGCTATGCGAGAAGTAGATAAAGACCTTAATAAAGAGATGTCAAAAAATATTAAGCAGGCTATGTTAATTGTGCGTGATCGGGCGCGTGGTTATTTACCGGCACAAAATGATGTATTAAGTGGCTGGGGTAAAGGTACTACATCAGCTGAGACAATTAATTATAGAGCGTTTCCAGCATACGATTATGAGTTAGCTAAAAGCAAGGTTCAATATTCAGCTGGTCAAAACAAAACTAATCGGTCAGGATATAAAGCTGCATTTTATGTTTATAACAATTCAGCACCAGGAGCCATTTTTGAAACTGCCGGCCGTAAAAATCAGCCTAAAGGTAAGGGATCATTAAACCCTAATGCACCTATACAATTTAATGCAGCTGCTGAAATGCTATCCAGCATGAAAGGCCAAGGCAAGCAGCGAGGCCGTGTAATTTATCGCGCATGGGATGAGACCAAAAATAGAGTTATACCAACAGTAGTTAAAGCTATTGACACAGTAGCAACTAAGTTTGTCAAAGATACAGAAATTAGAAAGGCAGCATAGTGGCTAATTTAATTGTTAGTGCGGTCAGCACCTTTGATAACAAAGGACTGAAAAAAGCGTCTAAAGAAATATCTGTATTTGACAAGCAAATGAAAAGTCTTGGTAAAACTTTTGGAAGTGTATTTGCTGTATCTGCATTATTAAATTATAGTAAAAAAGCAATTGCCGCTTTTTCAGCAGACGAGGCAGCTGCTAAATCATTAGAAGTGCAATTACGTAATACTGGGTACGCATTCTCTGCACCGGATGTTGAATATTACATAGCCAATTTACAAAATCTAACAAAAGTATTAGATGATAATTTACGACCAGCTTTTCAAACTTTATTAACAGCCACAGGATCAATAACTGAAAGTCAAAAAGCATTACAAGTAGCCTTAGATACAAGCGCGGCTACTGGAATGAGCCTGGAATCTGTAAGCAGTGTATTAGCTGCTGGGTACCGAGGTCAGACTAAAACATTAAAAACACTAGGAGTTACCTTATCTGCAACTGCTTTAAAAGCCGGCCACATGGCAGAAGCCTTAACCGAAATTGGCACAGCTTATTCAGGTCAAGCTAAAGCTAGATTAGAAACTTTTGCTGGTCAAATGGACGCACTTAAGGTCTCATCAGCTAATGCCCAAGAAATAATTGGTAAAGGCTTTACAGATGCTTTTGCAAAATTAGGAAACAGTAAAGATATTTCAAAACTTGGATCAGCTATGGAAAAAGTTGCTACAACTATAGCAAACATAGTAGTAGCGCTTGGTGCAGTATTAGGTAAAGTAGTAAGTATTGGTAAGGCAATATTTGAAAAATTACACTTAGATAAAATTATTGGATTTCTTTATAGCAATTCTTTAATTAACTTATTATCTAAGTTTGGGGCAAGTCAAACAGATCAACCAACTTCTAATTTTACATATAGTCTAGGGTCAGGTGCAGGCGTTGAGTTGGCCAGAATACAAGAACTAAAAGCCCGCAAAGCCTTAAATGCTCAATTAGCTAAAGAACTTGCATTGAAAAAGTTACAAGAAAAATATGATCTAGAACGCATTGGCTTAATGGCTGCACTTAGCCAGGCTACCGATGAAGAAACTAGAACACGCCTTGCAGAAAAATTAGCCATATTAGATGGTGATGCTTCTTTAGTTGATAAATATGAGGAGTTAGCAATAGAAATGAATCTTTTAGCTAACAGCACTTCCGCAGTTACAAACGCTTTTAACAATACAGCAGCAGCTATATTAACTGCTGGTCAAAAGATAGCTTATAGCCTAGGAGTTAGCCCATCACAAATAGGCACAGGCGGAGCAATTATTGCTCAAAGTCCGGCAAGTGTTGGACCTTCTTTAAGTAATGCTGGTGGTTTGGCCGGTGTTGCAATTAACCAAGGCATGCTAGGCAGAAGCCAAGAAGCCATAGATTTAAGCATATCTTTAGGCTTTACTAACACTTCAAACATAACAGATGCTCTAACTAGAGCTGTAGCCGAATCCTTAATAATTAACAATAAGAACGGATTACCAACCGCGCCTGCTGGATTCTTATAATGGCCATACCAGTAATCAATGCGGTAATTAACTTTAGTACCGGGCCAAGTTTTGCACAAACCCTTATATTGGATTCTGGTAATTTAGATGTAAATGTACTAGGAGATGCTACAGCTGTAATTGTTGATGTATCTGACTTAGTTAATTTAATCCAGACTAACAGAGGCCGTAACGCTGTAGCAGATGAGTTTCAGACTGGTCAATTAACACTGCGCATTGTAGATCAAAATGGCGACTTTAACCCCACTAACCCAGCCTCGCCTTATTATCAGCTTCTTACTCCTATGAAGAAAGTGCAGATAACTGCAACCTACTCAGGAGTAACATATCCAATCTTTTCAGGCTTTATTACATCCTATGTAAATACTCAGCCTAAAGATGCAACAGAGGTTGCTTACACCACCATACAGGCCGTAGATGCCTACAGGCTGGCCCAGAATGCCCAGATCTCTACAGTTACTGGTGCTACAGCTGGTGATCTATCAGGCACAAGAATTAATCAGATATTAGATCAGATCTCATGGCCATCATCAATGCGTGATGTGGATGCAGGCTTAACTACAATGCAAGCAGATCCTGGCACTAATAGGACTTCTTTAGCTGCATTACAAACTGTAGCCAATAGCGAGTATGGAGCAATTTACGTTGATGCATCTGGAGCATTTGTTTTTCAGGACAGATCAGTAACTGCATCATCAATAGGTGGCACACCAACAATCTTTGCAGATGATGGGACAGGCATTAAATATGCCAATGCAGTATGGAAGTTAGACGATACCCTAGTATTCAATTCAGCTACTATCACAAGGACTGGTGGTACTGCTCAGGTAGCAACTAATGCAGCTTCAATTACTAAATACTTTGTCCATTCTTACTTCTTAAATAACTTATTAATGGAAACCGATGCTGTGGCCCTAGACTATGCCCAAGCTTACGTGGCTTCTAGAGCTGAGACCAGCATCCGATGTGATGCCGTTGAATTAGATTTATACACCCCTGACTACAACACCGGCATAATTGCAGCCCTAAACTTAGACTTCTTTGATCCGATCACAGTTATCACTACTCAGCCAGGTGGATCTACCTTAAATAAGACCTTACAGATTTTCGGAGTAGCCTTTAACATTACCCCGAATAGTTGGAAAACCACGTTTACAACACTAGAGCCGGTTATAGACGCTCTAATTTTAGACAACAATATATACGGCACTTTAGACTATAATGTGCTCAGTTACTAAGGAGAAATAATGGCTAAACAGACCTTTACGACTGGGCAGGTATTAACAGCTGCTCAGATGACAAGTTTACAACAGACTGCCATGTCGGGCGGTGCTGCATCTGCTAAGACTGCAAGTTATACATTAGTGGCTGCCGATGCTGGTGGTGCTATATCTATGAGCAACGCAAGTGCTACAACCATTACAGTTAATACAGGATTATTTGCAGCAGGCGACACAGTTCATATTACTAACCTAGGTGCAGGAGTTTGCACAATTACAGCTGGTACAGCCACAGTTAACTCATCTGCATCTCTAGCTTTAGCACAATATGAAAGCGGATTTTTAGATTTTACTAGCACTTCCGCTGCTATTTTTGTTAAAGGTGCTGGGGCTAGTGGTAGCAGCTCACCAGCAAGTGCACAATCATTTGTAACTACTAAACAAACTACTTCATCAACTTCTTACACAGGCTTGAGTACTGCACAAGCGGTAACCTTAACAACTGGTACTAAAGTAATGGTTTGTCTTACACTTAAAATGGAGCCTAACTCTACTAACCAAAACTTTATGAGTTATGCAATATCAGGATCAACCACTAAAGCATCTGCTGATTCAAAATCAGCATGTTTTACACCTTGGGCAACTGTTTCTTCAGCACCTGAAAACAATACGTGGTCAGCCGTTTACTTTGAAACCGTTACTGCTGGTTCAAACACCTTTACTGCCCAATTTAGAGTTAGTGGTGGTACTGGTTATTTCTTAGACAGACAATTATTAGTAATAGATTTGGGGTCATAATATGGCAATAACATCAAAAGAAATTAACCTTTCACAATTATCTAAAGAACTAGGCGGTAAAGGTTTAATTGCTGATTTTAACGATGATAAGAAAAAAGTTATAACAGCTGCCGAAGGCGTTACTCTAAGCGACAAAGACTTAGAAGATGCAATTTCTGCACACGTTGCTGTTGATGAGGCTAAAGCAAACGCAACAGCTAAAGCTGCATTGTTAGCAAAACTTGGCATTACAGCCGAGGAAGCCAAACTACTTCTTTCATAATGAAGCCTTGGTTATGTGCAGCGGGAGTAGAGCTTAGAGATGCCGTTACTACCTGGTATCCAGATCGCCGCACTACCAGTGATGGGTGGATTGGTGATGCTCGTCACAGTGCCAGAAAATCGGATCATAATCCAGACGAGACCGGATGCGTGCGAGCCATTGATATTGATTCTAGGCTGGATTCATCCGAAGGGCTCTCGGTTTATCTGGCTGACCAAATCAGAATCTGTGCGAAAACCGATAAGCGCATATCTTACGTAATACATAACGGCATGATTGCTAGCAGGATTCTTAATTTTAAGTGGCGTAAATATTCAGGGTTTAACAAACATACAAGGCATGTACACGTCAGCTTTACAAAGGCTGGCGACAAAGATGGCAGGCCGTTTGACATACCACTACTAGGAGGCAAGATATGAAACTTAACAAGAAACACAAGGCAGCAATTAAATCTTACTTAAGAGCTGTAGCCGCATCAGGCATAACTGTTGCTTTGGCTATTGTTGGCGATATTAAGCCAGAGTACGCAATTCTCCTAGGTGCTTTAGTCGCACCCTTAATTAAAGCTATTGATCCTACTTCTGGTAAAGAAGTTGATTATGGCATTGATGCGAAATGACACCAACAGAATGGGCTGGCTTTGGGGCTGGCGTATGCGCGGTATTAACAAGTTTATTAGTGGGTCTGCGCTTTCTTATTAAAGGTTGGTTAAACGAATTACGGCCTAATGGTGGCTCTAGCATGAAAGATCAGTTAACTAGATTAGAGCAGCGTGTTGATGATCTATTTTCTATGATGAGTAAGAGACAATAAACACATGGCTAATACACGTAAGCGAAAGAAGATCAATAGGCGCGTGGTGCGTAAATCACCCGATCCTTTATCTAAGCTAGAAGTGTTTTATATAGCTAAGCATGAAATGTACAAGGCTGCACGCAAGGCTGGATTTAGCGAGCCGCTTGCCCTTGCATTATTGGATAGCGCATCTTCCATGCCCGATTGGGTAGTAGGCGAAGACGGCATTATCCCATCTATTCCTACTCCAGATGAGGATGAAGATTAAGCGATACTTAGTAATAAGTGATCTACAAATCCCATTCCACCACGAAACAGCTGTAAAGAACGTTATTAAGTTAGCACGCAGGGAGAAGTTTGATTCTGTACTGGTGGTCGGGGATGAAATTGATTTTAATACAATTAGCAAATGGGCCGAAGGAACACCTTTGGCTTATAAACAAACCATTCACCAAGATCGTGAGCTTACTAAGTCAATACTGTGGGATCTCAGTGAGTACAGCAAGGAATGCCACATTATCCGCAGTAATCATACTGATCGCCTTTATAACACTTTACTAAAAGTACCTGGCTTAATTAGCCTGCCTGAGTTGCAATATCCAAAGTTTATGGGGTTTGCTGATATGGGCATGACCTACCACAAAGAAGCATACGAGTTTGAGCCGGGCTGGATGTTAGCCCATGGCGATGAAGGCAACATGTCTCAGCACGCTGGTATTACTGCCCTTAACCTAGCTAAGAAGTGGGGTAAGTCAGTCTTATGTGGCCACACCCATAGACTAGGCATGAGTGCCTACTCAGAGGGCGTAGGAAGCCATTACAGAGCCTTATATGGGGTAGAGGTAGGCAATCTAATGGATAGAAAAAAAGCGTCTTATTTACGCTATGGAAGCGCGAATTGGCAGATGGGTATTGCTATACTAGAAGCCGTAGGAAAGACACTGACACCAACGTTAGTGCCGATTTCAAAGGATGGCTCATTTACCGCACTGGGCAGGTATTACGGGTAACATCGTTACCAAACCGTTATACAAACTACGCCCTAAATAATCCACAAAGTCGTACACAGGTGCAACACTATGCCTGTACCGCAAAGTTTGCGGACAGATAGGGCTATATGGAGCTAAAAGAAGCTGGCCTGTTATGGGTTGCAATTATGGTTGCAGTAACAGTGGTTTATGGTATGTATGAAAATGCAAAGAATGTCGCCTATTGGCGAGGCCGTCATGATGGGTGGACAATGCACCGCAGAATGATAGAAAATAAAATCGATGCCAACGACAACTGAGAAGTTATTTGATGAAGCTGTCCAGCTTGTCCAGGAACGCGGTGTCGTTTACGGACACCCGATTTACAATATGCAGCGCATCGCTAAAGGATTCAGTGCATACATGGACTATCCGCTCATGCCTCACGACATACCGATGTTCAATATCATTCAAAAGATCAGCCGTCTCAATTCGTCTCCTGGACACCACGACAGTATCGTGGACATCTGTGCATACGTGGCGATCTACAAGCTATGTATCGATGCAGAAAAAGACGGAGAGTTTGACTGGAAAGAAGGTGAGTAATGTTTAATTTAGATGATTACACCACAGTACAAGAACGATCAAACATATTCTGGGAAAGGTATCCAAATGGAGCAGTACGAACAAGGATTATCGCGGAGTCAGACACTAGAGTCGTTGTTGTTTGT